CGCAGGGCCAGCCGGGGGAAGCGCCTTCGGCCCGTACTCCTGCTCGGCGAGCGGCTCGGTCACCAGCGGCGGGTTCGGCAGCACACCCGGGACACCCGTGAACGCCATGTGCGGCAGCGGCGTATTCGGGTCCGGCGCGGAGGTCTGCGGGTCGATCTTCCCCGCCACCCCGTACAGCGCGGCGAGGGGGATCGGGCCGCCGCGCTCGGTGAAGAACACCCGCGGCACGGCCTGGCCTTCGGGCTCGGCGAGACCGAACCGCATCTCCCGGATCTCTGACGCGCCGACGACACCGTTCTGGATGTAGATCTGGTCGGACTGGGCGACGTTGAGCTGGTCGTCCTGTTCCTCGCCGCGGTCGAACCGGATCTGCAGCGGCAGGCCGAGGTCGTCGGCGAGGAAGCGGGTGAGGATGGTCTCGATGTGGCTGATCAGCGGCAGGTCGCCGACGCGGTGCTGCACGTCGGCCTGTGACTCGCCGGAGGAGCGGTTCACGTTCTCGGTAAACCCCAGGTCAGCGGGGACCACGTGGAAAGCAGCTGCCGTTTTCCGCATCAGGAACAGGCTGAAGGTGTCGGTGAAGTCCTTCTCGTTGCTCCACGTGAACTGGCTGCCGCCGGGGAGCCATTTGATCTGGTGCTTGGCCTTCTGGTCGCCGTAGATCATGTCGTCCCAGTAGGTCTGGAAGACCTCGATCTGCTCGGGGTTCCAGTTCTCCGGGGCGGACGCGAACGCTTCCGGTATGTTTCCTTCCGTAAAACGCTGAAGAAAGTAGATCTGGAAGCGTATATCCGTATTTGCATTGAGCATGATCGACTCAAGCGGCGCGTGACCGTACGGCGAGTTCGGGCGCGGCCGGAACGGCTCGTAGATCAGGTCGCTGCGGGTGAGCCAGTTCCACGGCACGCCGTTGACGTACTGCACGTACGCCTCGGCGGGCTCTTGCGGCGAGTTGCCCCAGTAATCGAGCAAAGGCGCAATCGTCGTACCGTCGACCGGGGCAAGCCCGACAACCCGCCCGGCGCGGTTCCGCAGCCGGTACAGCGTCCCGGCGTCGAACGCCAGCACGTCATACAGCCACTTCGCCATCCACGTCGAGAACGAGCTGATGCGGTCCGGCTTGGCCAGTGCAGCCATGCCGACAGGGATCGCGCCCGTTATGTCGCCGGCATAGCCCTCGGCCGCGATCAGCTTCCAGTCCAGTGAACGGATGCTGTCAATACGGTGCCAGAGGCAAATTTCTGCCACATCGTAGGCTTCGATCAGGCCACGCAGCGCGTCGAACGACACCCGCTCGTGCGTCCGCGGCCGGGTCGCCACGTTGTAGCTGGTCGTGTAATCGAAGCCGCGCGGGGTCCGCGAGTACCCGTCGAACGGGCCGACCGGCTCACCCGGCGCGAACGGGTGCTGATTCCCCATCTGGGAGACGTCGAGCGCCGCCTGGTGCATCGCTTCCGGACCGGGGCCGGCCAGCGTCTCCGGGTCCGTGCCTAGCGCCTTTGCGGCCTTGGTGAGCGTGCCAGCGAGAGCGGAACGGACACCCACCTGCCGCCCCCTCTAGCTGCTGGTGATCGCGTACTGGCCACCCTGGAACGCTGTCTGCCGGGCGGCGGCGAGAGGGTTCGCCACAGGCTCAGGCTCGGGTTCGGGCGACGGTGGCTCGTACGGCTCGGGTGGCCCGGACACAGCCTCGGCCTTGCGCCTAGCCCAGTCAATCCACGCCTGCGCTCCGCCGCCAAGGTTGATCAGGAGATACCTGAGAGCGTCTGCGGCGTGGTCGGGCGCTTTGGAGTCAGCGTCCTCAACGTTCCCGCTTCGGGCGTATGGGAGGTTTTCGAGCTCGAAGATCAGCTTCTCGCAGGTTCGGAAGATATGGATCTTCGGACAGGTCGTCCAGCCCATCGCCCGGTGGTGCGGGCATGCGGCCTGCTCAGCCATGTAGGAGTGGATGCGCTGCCAGCCTGCGATCCGTGACCCCGGCCCTTTGCCGGCTGGTGTCAGGTACACGCCGCTTGACTGATAGATGTCACTAATTGGGCGAGCATCGCCCCTGGTGCTCCACATCGCGTCATCCGCCCAGCGTGTGGAGACTCGCTCGTCATCAGCCTCGGCGGCGAGGATGCGGGACGCCTGCTCAGCTTCGCCGACGTGGGACTCGTACAGCTCGCGGTAAATCCAGACGCGGCCGTCTTCGTCTACCGCCCCCCACAAAACCGCCCAAGGTGCCGCATATCCCCAGTCAACGCCGTTGTAGCGCTGCCACGACACCGGCAGTTCCATCGGCGCGAGGGTGTGCTTGTCCCACCTCAACTGAGTGAACATCTGCCCGCTGAACTGCCCCCAGTCGCCGTCGCGCATCGCGGCCCGCCGGGCAGGATCCGGGATGGCGTCCAGGCGCCTGTGATACGCCTCATCCAGCCACGGGTTGTCCGTAGCCCTCGCGGGGATGTACCTGCGCGTCAGCCCGTGCTCATCGGTGATGACCTTTGTGCCCCGGGCCGTGGCGTCGATGTAGGCCGTTTTGACCTCGCCATGCGACGAGCCGCCCGGGTTGCTGGCCGCCCGGATGCCCAGCACCGGAACGCCGTGCGCCGACCGCAGGCGCTCGAGCGCGATGACGGAGACCGCCCCAGGCGGCATGAGGCTGAGTTCGTCGACGAGCAAGAGCTGGTAGGCCCCGCCTTGCCTGCGGGAGGCGTCGTCCAGGGACTCCATGTACCGCAGGCGGATGACTGAGCGATTGGGGAAGGTGATTTCCTTCTCCGTCTTGTTCCACCGGCCGCCCAGGGCCGAGGCCCAGCCGATCCGCTGGAACTCCGGGTAGATCGACTCAGCGAGTTCGTCATACGTCCGGCGCAGGATCAGCACCCGGATGCCGGGCCAGCGGATGCAGGCCCGGATGCCCTCCATGATCAGGGCGACCGTCTTCCCGCCACCGGCCGAACCGCCATAAAGCACCGCATCTTCGGTGGCCGAATGGAACAACTCCTGCGGGCACCGGCCGCACGGCTCCGGGATGACCTCATCGCCGCGGTCCCGCGCCTGCCAGCGGGGCTTGCAGGTCGGCTCATACCCGAGGGCGGCGAACGCATCGACGCCGGCCAGCTGCGCTTCGTCGTGCTGGCGCTCAGCTTCCCTCAGTTCCCGCAGCCGCTGAAGCTTCTCAGGCGGTGCCTGCACGATCTGGGCGGTGCTCACCTAGCTTCTCTTCCAGCCGGGCTATCTCGGCATCGATCGCATCTTCGGTGATCACCTCGACGCGGGACCGTACCGGGGCCTCGTAGCCGACAATCTTTGCCCGCCGCTCAAGCAGCTTCGCGATGCGGTCGATGGCGGCGAGCAGCGGCCCGTCGTCGAGCACGTCTTCGTAGACACCGAGCGGCTTGCCGTCAGCGTCCAGCACCTTCTCGCCGAACTCGTCGGTCTCATCGCCGATGCGCCTGCGGACCACGTGGCCGTTGGACACCGCGACGTGCTGGCGCTCCATGACCTGCCACGCCTCGTCGACCAGGCGGTCGACCCGCTCCAGGTCCAGCCGGCGGGCGTCCTCGAGGTGCTCGTACGGAACCTCGGCGAAGGCGCGCTGCACTGCCTCGTGAGCCTTGCCCTTCGAGGCGTAGCCGAGTTCGTTGGCGATCCGCTGGAACGTCCAGCCCTTGGCGCGCAGGGCAGCTGCGTCGGCGTCACGCTGGGCATTCTTGATGTTGCGGACGAACTTCCCGCCGCCGTCTCGCGGTGTTCCCCCGGCCATAGGTTCCCCCCGTCCGGGCTACGCGGCGGCCGTCTCGCCCTGCCGCATCCCGCTGACCAGGTAAGGGAACGTGGCGGTCAGGATCTCGCCGTCATCGAGGACCGGCTGCCCGCTGGCGAGGGGCTTGCCTTCGGCGTCGCACCACATGGTCAGCTCAGCCCACATGATGGCGTCGGCAGCGATGTAGACGGTGATCTCGCTGACGGTGAGGATCTGCTCACCGGAGTCTGCGTCGCGGATGACCGTGGACCAGCCTGCGATGGCCATGGGCCACGGTCCTGCGCTTGGCGGAGACGCTGGCCATCCGAGCGTGACGCTGCCCTGGAACACTGCGGGCTGCTCTGCCACGGGGAGGCAGCACCTCCCGGGTGGTGCATGGGGTCAGGATTCTTCTGGCTTGCCGACGTCCTTGAGGAGCGTGGCGAGAACTGCTGCTGCTTCCATCAGCGTGAATCCGGCGCTGCGCATCTCGGTGAATATCTGGTGCATCGCGATCCACGACTCCCGTGAGGGGGTGACGGGATCGGTGGGCAGGCTGTCGTCGGGCATGGCAGGAGGCTAGCGGGGTCTCTTACCGCATGCTCGGCAGGTTGCGGATGGCGGCTCGTGAACCGGCGGCGTCATCGTCCCGCTGATCCCGCCTGCGCTCTCGCGCTAATTCGGCAGCGACGGGAGCGCCAGCAGGGCGCCGGGGCTGCGTCGGCGGCCCGCTCGCAGGCTCGTCCCCGGCGCGTTCTGCCGCAGCGATGATTGAGTCCACGGTCGGGCCGCCGACGCCGAGCACCCGGGCGATGCGGTACTTCGACCAGCCTGCGTCCTTGGCCGCCATGACGGCTGCCTGCCTCCGCAGCTTCGCCTCGCGGGCGGCGGCGATCTCGTCCTGGGCTTCCCTGAGCTGCGTCTCGATGGCGGCGTCGTCCATGCCACGGAGTCTATACCAGCCAGCGTGCGTAAACCTACTTGCGTACCTACACCACTGTGTGTAGAGTGAGTCCCATGAACACCACGGGGACCAAGAACATCAAGCCAGCAGGGGAACTGACGGAGATCACCATCGGCTGGAACGAGGACACCAAGTGCACGGGCTGCTTCACTGACCTGCCGGCAGGAGCGCCAGCCTGGGAAGACGCGGACTCACTGCTCTGCGCCGGATGTGCCGAGGCGGAGATCTCGCTGCGGGCCACGCCTGAGACCGCCGCCGAGCGCAGGCGCGTCCTGGTCATCGTCCAGGCCGCCATCCGCGCAGCAGTTGCGCTGGCCCGCAGGGAGCGCCACGACGAGTGCCCGGTCCCGGCTGAGTACAACTGGGACTACCGCTGATGACCGCGCTGGCGCCGTCCCGCCGGACCCTGACCGCCGTCACCGGCGACTGGGGGATCGAGCAGGACGACGGCCCCGGCCGCCCGTGGCTGGTCTTTCATCTGCCATCGGTGACCGATGGGACGTTCACGGAGCCCGTGCTGTGGCTCGGCAGGCGCCGCGACTGCATCGCGGCAGTCAGGAACGGGCGCGCAGATGCCGCGCTCGCAAGGCTCAGGAGGTGCTAGATGGGGCTCATCGGCTGGGGCGCGCACAAGGCGTTCTGGCGCTCGGTGAGGACGGTGCGCAGATCGGGGCGCCGGACAGCGGCCCGCAGGCGCTACCAGAGACAGCGCAGGTACTACACGAACCGCCCGTGCCGCTGCTGCGGTCGCAGGCACTAGATCACCAGGGGGAAACCGTGAAGCTCATCCGCAGGCTCACCGCGGCCGTGCTGCCCGCGAAGGGCAGGCACCGCAGGTAAGGCATGATGACAGCGCCCCGCGAACCCTCATACGGTCGCGGGGCGCTGTCTTCTGCGTGTGCTAGCTGGCTGCCGGGGCGGAGCCGTCGTCAGGCGGGGTGCTGCCGTCAGCCGGGGGCGCGGCGGCGGGCGCCAGCGAGGAGATCTGCGCCACGGCCGGGTCCAGGCCGGACACGGTGGACTGCGCCTGCGCGACAGCAGCGTCCAGTGCCGAGGTGTCGACGCCCTGCGCCTGCAGGGACGCGATCTCGGACTGGATGGCGGTGAAGTCGGTTCCCAGCTGGGAGACCTGGGCCTGCACGTCGGTGACGATGCTCGTGATCTCAGCGGTCGCGGCGTCCACGTCAGATTGTGACACTTTGATCTCCTTCAGGGTGTTATCCATAGCCGCGAGCTGCACGGCGATGTCGTTGAGCTGGCAGCGGATGCCGGCCAGCGGGTCGTGACTGGGGCAGCAGGGGTGGTGGAAGTCCACGGACACCTCCGGGCCTTCAGGGATGCTGCGGGATATGGCTACGCGGGCGGTGGCGGGACCTGCCGCACGCGAGCGGACACCCAGGTCCCGAACCCGGCCAAGTGCAGGGCCGCGAACACCAGGCCCAGCAGCAGCAGGGATGACGGGGCAAGCCAGGAGGGAACGGTGACGTTCGCCACGCGGAAGATGAATCCCAGCGCGAACAGGACTGCGGCTATGAACGCGAACATAGGTGCCTCCTAAGCTGCCGTGGGGCGTTGCCTGCGGAGGCGTCGCGGGTCAATGCCCGAGGTTCTGAGGCTGCGCTGGCGCACGGCCTCTTCGGCGTCGGTGACGGCCTGCGGGGTGTAGAGCGGGTGACCGCGTTCGGACAGGCCCGCTGGCTTCAGCACGCCGCGGTGGACCCAGGTCCGGATCGTGGCTGCCGCGACGCCGACTTTGCGGCCGGCCTGCTCAGCTGTCAGCAGGCCGTCACCACGGGTGGAGAGCATCGTCACCACCCCGGAAAAGGAAAAAGGCCCGGGATGTCGTAATTCCCGGGACCTGATGCGCCGACTGGGGCTGAGTGTTTCACACAAGCAGTGACCTGCGCCAGTGACCTGCGCCAACTTCCGTAACCTCACGCCGCAGCATGACCGCAGGCCGCACAAGCACACGCCTGCCACTGGCACTGGCCATGCCACGAAGCGGCCTCAGCCGGGTCCGGGCACGACGCGCCGATCTGGCAGCGGCGGCAGGCGACACCAGACGACGCAGCCCACGCCGAGTACCACTTAGCCCACGCGTCGAAATCCTTCTTTGACATGGTGTGGCGGCAGGCGGCGCACACCGACCACATGGCCTCGCGCTTAGGATCGGACGGCGGCTCGGAACGCTCTAACGTCATCGCCTCGCACATTTTGCAGGGCACGCCGTCGAGGATCTCGGGCTGCCTGCGGACCTCGCCGAGAGCGGCACGTGAGCGGAAGTGCAGGCGCAGGATCTCCTCACCCGCGTCCCGGCCGCCGAGGTCAGCCAGGACGATGGCGTCGGGCAGCCCGTGAACAGGCTCGGCGCGGAGCATGGGACCCGGCGGCAGTGCCAGCAGCACGGTCAGGTGCGCGCCGAGCAGTTCCGCCGCGTGCTCCACCGCATTGCGCGGGTCGCGCCTGCGGGATGCCTGGGTGTCGAGCACCGACAGCCGGGCCACATCCCGCGTCCGCTCCTCCCACGACAGGAGGATCTCGGCGATGGAGCGCATGAGGGCGTCGTAGTCGGCGCGCAGCGGCAGCCTCGGGCCCAGCGGGGTGCGGAACCCGCCGGCGCCCCGGGACAGTTCCCCGATCTCCGCGGCGAGACGTGACCAGGCGGACGGGAGGTCGGCGAGGCAGCCGCCTATGAGCGTGGAGCAGGCCGGGCAGAAGTGGCCGTAGGAACGCGCCGGGATGATGACCCGTGCGCCGTCCTCGAGGCGGATGGCCCGGTCGGCGCAATAGTCGCCGCGGGTGCAGAGCTGGTCCTCGCGGTCGTCGTCGTCGGCGCGGGATGGTGCTGGGGGCCTGCGGCTCTCCCCGGAGAAGTCGCTGCTGCGGAACGAGTACTCCGGGTGCCAGCCGCGATTGCCCACCAGCCCACCTCCGCGCTTGCTGTTGCAGGTGAGCCTGAGTATGCGTCACTGCGTGTGACGGAGGCAACGCGGAGGGCCAGAACGCTGCGTCACTGCGCAGGCTGAGCGCGCTTCTGCTGGCTGGTCAGATGCCATCCCCTGCAGAACGGGCAGCGGTAGGCGCGCTGCTCTGTCTTGGGGCGCCGGGCGTTGTCGGTGCGGGAGAGCGCGAGCAGGGCGCCTATGCGGTCCCGGTAGCGGATCTTGGAGCAGGCGGCCACGATGCTGACCCTACTTAGCGACTGCACGGAGCGGGCGCGGCCCCGGCCAGTCGGCAAGATACCGCTCGGCGCTGCGCTTGCTGACCTTGCATGCCTGCGCCAGTTCGGCGGCAGAGATGGCCGGATTGGCGGTCACTTCGCGCTCCGCCTTGTCGCGCCATTTGACGCTCGCCCGGCGCGGCTTCTGCCGCTTCGCTGGCGTGCTCGCCTGTCGCTGCTCTGTCGCTGCGGCTGTCGCTTCGATCTGCCGCTTCTCACGCCGCACGCTGGCGGTCAGCTTGTCGCCTTCGGTGACGGCCGTCTTGACCATGTCCCTGACGGCCTGCTCCCACCCTCCGGTGACGCGCGCTTTGACGCTTGCCGTGGCGGCGGTGGTGACGTCGTCGCCGAGGCGCCCGGTGCTGATGGCCGAGCGCAGAAGCGACGGTGCGTTGCGCCGCCAGGACCAGCGGCCGAAGTGGGCGCGGGCGAGGTCGCGGGCGAACAGCCGCGCCTCCTCCAGCTCCACCGCCACCGGGTAGGAGGTGACGTTGCGCAGCACCATCCGCTTGCGCATGCCCGGGGTGCGCCACGGCGACAGGAACCAGCGGGCCCGCGGGATGCGCACAGCCTCACCGTCACGCCGCTTCGCAAGCTTGCGCCAGCGGGTCAGCTCGAGGAACACGATCCACAGCGCGGGCATGACGACGTGCAGGGCGCGGCCGGTCCAGTCGTGGGCGGGTGCGCCGTGGGCGTTGACGTAGATCGTGAACGCTGCCAGGACCCATGCGAGGGCGCGGGGCACGAAGTCGGACCGGTGGGCGTCGATGGCTTTGCGTGCCTCGACGATGAGGGCCAGGATCCCGACGTCGATGCCGAGCGGGTAGAGCACCGGCCAGCCGGGCAGCCCGTGCTCCTCGGCGAGCTTGACGATGGTCTGGAAACTGACGGCAAAACCGATGCCTGCCACGCCGAGCAGGAGCGGGTTGTCGGCGACAACAGCGCGTGCGTGCTTGCTCATGCGGTCCATCGTGGCGGTCATCGGTGATCCTTCCGGGGATATCCGGCTCAAGTCGTGGTCAGCGTGACGTGCGGGTCAAATGCGGCGGGACTGCGTGACGCGCCCACCGGATCACGCGCAGCACGCGCCGCAGCTCCCGGCGGGAATCGCG